ATAAAAATAAAAAGAGGGACGGAGAACGTTTACGTGTATGCCGTCCCCCTTCTTAATATAATAAATGCTTACTTCATTAACATAAAGTTATTTGCACCTTGTGTAACTAAACATCTTTCAGATAACATATGAACTTCCATTGCATCTAAAGCAGATGTAGTTGCTCCAACAGAACCAGTAACCCAAGTTTTGAATTTTCTAGATTCTGTATTTGAAGCTCTATATCTAACGTGTAAGAATGGACGTTTCATATTCTTTCCTAAAGCTTGATCGTAAACTGAAGATACACCAGCTGGTATAATTGCTCCTCTAATAGCAGCTGAAGTAGCTGTAGAGTTAATTTTACCTCTTGTAGCTTTGTCATTTAGATATTTCCAATCAGATTTGTAAAAGTCATAAGAACCTCTTCTAAATCCAGAAAAACCTAAGTTAAGTGCATTATCCTCAGAGTTGTTAAATACTCCGTAAGAAGTACCACCAGCTCCATAAGAGTTCATTGAAGCTAACATGTCATCTACCGCTAGAGACGTAGCTCTATTAACAAACACCATATTTTCCTCAATAGCACCTTGATTATCAAATTCAGCTAAGATAGCATCGAATTCAGCTAAATCAGTAGCAGCATTAACACCAGTAATACCAGAAGTAACGTTACCACGAGTCTCAACAGCATCGAATAAACCTTGCGTACCAAGACCAGCTCCACCATCAGCAGAACCTCTAACTTGACCATCAGCAAAACCAATATTAGATCCAGCAGCAGTTGCTTCGGCTTCTATCATTGTCATTTCTAAATAATCAGTAAATCTAGCTCTAGTTTCACCTTCAGCTTTTAAGTACCATAAGTAACCAGAACTACCGTCCTCAGCAGAAACTTCAACCCAACCAACTTGAGAAGCGTCAGAACCAGATACAGCATAATAATCTTTTAATATTTGCATTTGGTTACCATACGACTTAAACGTAGGTTCTAAAGAAGTTCTTGAACTAGAAGCAGCTGTACCAGTAATATCACTGTAAGACTGTCCTTTTCCATAATGTGAACCGATAACTAATAAAGTTGCTGCACTAGCTGTTTCAGAGTGATTAGTTAAAACATCTTCACTATAAGCTTCAAGTGAAACAACAGCTGAATCTGGAGTTTCTACTACTAAACATTTTGAAACGTATCCAGCACTTGCTAAAAGTACAACGTCGTTTACTCTAATACCATGAGTTGTAGTTAAAGCGTTGCCATCTACATCAGTAACACATGTAAAGGTACCATTTGTATCACCATCTAAATCTATCGTACCAACGTAAGATAAATGTAATCTACCTTGTTCAGACCATACAACCTGATCGGATGTACTAGCCTCTTCTGCACCAACTTGAGATAAGAATCCAGAAACTGTACGGTTACCGAAAACCGCTGCTTCTTTTTCCATCAAGTCAGGCAGGTATTGTTGTTCCCAGCCGGTTGAACCGTCTGTGAAATCTATGTAGTTTGACGCTAGCGCTTGTTGTTGCGGCGCTAATACAGCGTTCAAACCACTTCCTGCAGTAATTGCCATTTTTTTTAATTTTTAAATTTATTATTTGTTTTTAATTTTAAACTTAAAGTTAGGAGAATCATCGCCTAGCACCCTTACTTTTACTCCACTAGTATTATCGTTTGAAAACGATTGTCTAGGGTCCATATTTACATTTTTGGCTTTAGCAACACTATCTTTCATAGCATCTGCTTTACCTTGTTCATAAAAGTGATTAGCAATAGCATCGGGATTCATAGCTGTAAATAAAGATTTATGATAACCTTTAGCATCTGACATTTCATTATTTTTATTCAAAAACTTTTTGACAAAATTATTAATATCGCTTTGATTATCTTTTACTTCATTAGCATTTTTCACGTTAAACCTATATTTTTTCTCACCGACGTTGTATTCAAAACCTTTGAACTTATCGTTAAAAACCTCTTTAGTTTTATTTAAAAAAGTATTAGTTTGTTTTTCTGCTATTTTTTGAGTTTCTTCTGACTCTTTGTTGTATCTATTAAAAAAGTTTACAGCTTTTTGTTGTTCTGGGGTCAACTTTGACCCAGCTTTAACTTCTTCATAGTATTTGGACTTTTGCCCGTCCAAATGGGCTTTAGCGTTGGCAACTTGCTCTTTTAACGCTATTTTTTTCTTTTTTACATCTCTATCTTCATCAATTTCCTCGTCATACGAGAACGAATCATCAATTAAAAATTCTATTTCATCTGATGTTAAATGAGATTTTGTTTGTTTATAGTATTCTCTTAATACTGTCATGTCATCATAACTAGAAAAATCTTGGTTAAGACGCACGTAATCTTCTAATGTACCACCGGTTTCTTCCATAAAATCTACAACTTTTTGTAAATTTTCAGGTATTGCTTTACCAGTTTCTGCCTCTTCTATTTTAGCATCAATTAACTCTTCAGTAAGTTCTTTTGCCTCATCTTTTGCTTCTTCTTTAACTTCTTCTTCAGTTATTTCCTCTAATACTGGTGTCTCTTCTTGTGTTTGTTTTTCCGGTTGTACTTCTTCTTGTTTTTCTGTGGACTCGGTGTTATCAGGCTCTGTAGCCACTCCCTCGTCGTCAGTGTTATCTTCTTTAATTTCATTTTCTTTTTCTTTTGGTTTTGGTGGTTTATTTAAGTCTATTTTAATAACACTATCATCATCAGCGCTTTCAAATTTTGTTTCTTCAACTGTTTCTTCAACTTTTTCTACAGTTGGTTGTATAGTTTCTTCAACTACTTCTTCTAATTTTTCTTCCATAATATAATATAATAATAATTAATAATTGTTATCTAGGATCAAAGGCACCTAAATCAAAACCTCCACCTAATATATCATTACCCGCGGATTCAAAGTTTTTAGGTGGTTTTTCATTTTTTCTTTGATCAATCATCTCGCTTTGTTGAGTTGCTTGAATTTTTGTTCTTTCATCTTTACGATCTTCTTTTTCTTTTTCTTTTCCTTTAACAGCTTCAACCTCTATTGATTTAAGCTGCATATTCATTTGAAACTCTAACTCCATTAGTTCTTTTTTATATTGAACTTCTTGCGCTTGTTTTTGAGTATCAAGTTGAGCTTTAACTTGTTCAAGCTGAGCTTCACTTTGCGCTAGTGCTTGTGCTTTTTGTAATTCCATTTGTGCCGCTGCTTGTTGAGTTTGCATGTTAGCTTGGGCTTGCGCTTGTATATTTTGTTGTTGAATTTGTTGGTCTCTTTGTTGCTTTTGTTTTCTACGTATTTTTAATAATTGATTAGCAAGTTTTATATTTTTTATTTCTCTAAGATCAATAGCATCTTCTAAATCTATACCTTGTTGCGCAACTGCTACTTGAATATTATTTTCAAGCAATGCTTTTTCTTCTTCATCAGGAGCTAATTCTATAAATATACCAAAATCATATAAATGTAAGTTTTGCATTTCTTCTAATGTAGCAACATTATGATTACCTATTTGCTGTATAAAAGCGTCTTTAGTTGGTGAATATTCTATAATATCAGATATTCTAAGAGATAAACATTCAGCTGTTTCAGATGTTAAAAATAATCCAGCTTGTAGTATATGTCGAGTTGCCGTGTTGCTATTAGGAGCAGCTAATTTTTGTACTCCAACTAAGGCATTTTTATCAGGCATGCTACCGTCTCTAGCTTCATTTAACCCGGTTGTATCTCTTATCATTTGTAAGTAATAATTATAATTACCTATTAATGCTTGCATTTTATTACCACCACTTCCAGATTGTATTTCTTGTATAGGTACTTTACCTGGATTTTGATCCCCTTCAGAAGTAAAACTTCTTCCAATAACAGATCCTGTTTGAAAAAACATATTTAACGCTTCTTGTGGACTATAATTTGTTCCATTACCTAAATCTATTTCAGCTAAACCATCAGCATCTAAATAAACTCCATCTGGAACCATTCTAGATAATACTTGTTGTAGTTTAAGATGAGTTAACTGAATCATGTCCGCAAAACCAGTAATACGACTTACTAAAGACTCTATTCTTCCTTTATACATTCTAGGAGCAACTATAGCGTAATTCATTTTAACTTTAGTAAAATCACTTTTAGGACGCATCATGTTTTTAGCCATTTCCCACTTAAGTAATTTATTTGTACCTAATACTATAGCCCCATCATAAAGACACTCTATAGATCTTTGTAATTTAGCAAAACCACCTTCCATGTTTTCTGGTGGATTAAACGTATCATCTTTAGATAATATTTTACTAGCACCACTACCTGTTTCTTTAACTTTGTAAACCTCGTTCATATAAGTTTTATAATTAAAATATAAAACTTGTATTGTATTATTATCATCAGAGTTTATGTAGTGTCTAGTATTGTAATTATTTTTATTAAAAGATTTGTTTTTTACAATATCTTCCAGTTCTTCAATTGATAAATGAGGAAATTGTTTAACAAGTTCATTTATTGGTATTATTTTTACTTCACCAACATAATATATATCATCAAAATAAGGGGATTCTGTATAAGAGTATACTAAATCTGCTGGATCAACATAATCAATCACAACACCTTCAGAAGTATTAAACGACGTTTTAACAGCACCGATACCCAAGACTGTTAAATCATAATAAAATTGTTTTTTAGTGAGTTCGTATCTACTACCTTCTAAAAGAGTGTTTATAGCTTGTTCTTCCGCTACTTCTACAGCTTGTTTGTAACTAATTTGCATGTGAAGATCAAGCTCTTCTTTAGACCCAGGTAATGTAGTTGGATCATTTTCATACATATCAATACCAAATGCTTCAGCGGCATAATCATTTAATTCTTTAGATCTCATATCAGACAAAATAGATTCCATATACGCTGTTCTTTTTTCTACACCATAAGGGTCTTGAGAATATGCTTTTATATCGTATGTTCTTTCTGAAATACCATTAACAACTATATCTACAAACTTAGGTATAATAGGTACTGGTTTCCAATCTAAATTAAGATAGGACAAATCACCGTTTATAGATAATTCATCCTTATATTTTTGTATTGATTGTTCTCCTCTAGCGTACAATCTAAGGTTATGAAAATTGTTATGATTAGTTTTATATCTATTAGATCCTCTATCTGTATGAAACCACTCATTCTCAATAGCTTTAGCTACTTTTAAACCATATTCATAACTCATTTTTTCCAAATCACTTACGACTTGGCTTGGAAAATAATTATTTACAACAGACTCTGCCATATTTATTTTTTGATTAATTTAGATGTATTGCCTTTATTTGAATATTTGGAAATACTTATATTTAGTTTTGGTTTTTCTACTTTAGCGTTTGGTACGTACAAATGTCTATTGTTAGCCATAATAGCTAAACCAGAACTAATAGATGCATCATGCTTTGTTCTTTTGTTTATGTCGAATTTAGACCAGTCATTTAGTAACTCGTTAAAATAACAATCTCCAAACGTCCCATCTTGTTTCATACCCACGTGCGCTTGAATATACATTTCAATAGCAGCGGCATGGGCTTGTTTTATGTCTTCGCTTGAATTAGGTATTCCACCTATTTCTTTTTCAGCTACAGATAATTTGTTCCACGTTTTATCAGGACGATTCATACTAAAACCTCTATATCCTCTTCTTCTAAAATAATATAATAAACGCGGTTTGTTGTTCTCTGCTAATATTGGCATTCCATAAAATATACAAGCCATTAAAATATCTTCAAAGAAAATTTCTGCGGTTTGTGGACGGGCTAAATATTCTAGAAAAAAACTATTAGCTGGAGCGTCTTCCATAGAAAACTTAGTTAAACCGTGTAATGCTCCTTTTGATCCTTTTCCATCTACAGTTCCTGATATATCATATGAATCACATCCAAAAGCACCCATATGTTCATTGCCAGGCCATTTAATACCATTTTTTATTATAACTTTATTTTGAATATGTGTTGGTGGCACCCAGCTTATTTTAAACCTCCCGTTTTTATCTGGATAAAATATAACAGTTGAATCTTTTACTCCATTAATCCATTGAAAATTACCTTTTGTAACGCCCAGCGTTCTAGACATTTCTTCATTATAATCTATCTGCTCGTATATCTTAACTAAATTAAAAATACTACCTTTTGCTTCATCCCTGAACGCGTGTTCTGTAGTTCTTGGGAATTGGCGGTAAAATTCATTTAATGCGTCTTGATCGTTCTTTAATCCATCAGCTTCGTTCTGCCAGTTTTCTACAACACCTACATCTATTAACTCTCCGTGTGGGTCGAAGACATCATGATCTGGATTATCAAATACTGGAATTCCGTGCTCGTCAATAAATCCTTCGTAGTTCCACTCCATTGGGATAAAAAGAGAATATAGTCCAGACGCTGTCTGTCCATTCCTATTTCTTTTAGTAACGTCTGAAGCGTTGTATAGTTTTTTAAAGTTGTCCCCACCTTTGTCTAATGCATTTGAAGTTGAGCCCATCATACATTTACCTATAATTCTACTACCTAATCGTAAACATGTTTTTGTAACTCTCCAGTTATTTAAAATATTATCAGGTCTCTCCCACTTCCCACTCTCATCATGTACTAGTAATTGTAGTTTTTCACCATCATAACTATTATCACCTGTATTCTGAATAGGTGAAAAGAAAAACGGGTAGTTTATGCTTATTGGAACAACTTTGTCAGTAAACATTTTTTTTGCATCAGCCCCTGTTTTAGATAGCACACCAAATCTTGCGTCAGTGGATATTGTTGCTTGATTAACTGTTTCCGCTGAAGACATAAAAGAAAATCCTGAACGACGATTTTTAAGGTAACACATACCGTAACACCGTTTATCTGCCTTACATGCTTCCCAGAATATATAGAACAATCTATTAGCTTCTCTAAAATCTGGTGCTCCTACATCAATTTTACTCCATTGCAAGTACATATAATGTGTACCTGTTATATAGGTTGGTATTCCTTTGTTATTAAACCAAAAACCATTTTCTCTTCTATTAAACTCTTCATCAATGTAATCATGCCACTGGGCTTTATTATCGTCTGGATAAGCTTTCCAATCAAATATACTTTTTAATTTTGATAATTCTTTAGGATATTCAAACTGCACCCACTTTTTTTCCTTGTTGCTATACACATTACTCATCTTCGGCAACGCTATTTGAAAATTTTGTATTTCATATATCTCACCTATCTGCCCAGTTCTAGATATAACTACAAGATTGTGTTCTTTATTATAACCATACTTCCACTTCTTGCCCTTGTTAAGTCTACTTATAGTAGTCTTTTTTATAGGTTCAACTACTTCGTATAGTTTTTGCTCGTACATTATT